CTAATCTCTTCTTTTATCTTTTGCATTTTCTTAAGCGTCTCTGAGATTTTGTTTTTCGGCATGTTTGGACTACTTGACTTTTGTATCATTTGAGCAATTCTTTTGAGTATAGTGAATATCATTGAATCAGGAATTGATTTATGATTGAAAATCAAACTTCTAACTGTGGAAAAATCATCTGATGAAACTTTGTCTGTTCTTTTAAATGCAAATGAGCTAGATGGCACAACTTTTATCAATTCTTGGAAAACTAAATTTTGATTAACTTCTTTCATCAAATATTTTAAACAAGCATGTATTGTTGATGACTGTTCATGTAAAATACCTTGTTCCATGTTGCTCTTATTATGTAGCAATTTTGAATGTTCTTCTAACAAATCATGTCTATCAACTCTGCCCAGGAATTGATCTTTACATTCTTCCATTCCAGGATCCATTGATTTTGTTTTTTGATCCAAAACAAATTTGCTCAACAGGAACGGAGGCAATTCCAATATTTTATTCTCATGCAGATTCAAAATAGCGTTCACAATTGACCACAATTCATCATCCATCAATGGTCTAAAGACAGCAGAAAAAACAGGCATGATAAATCTTTGTGCCCAAGTTGTGCAGTCACCTGAGTCTATAGATGTGACCACATCTCTATCAGGATCTTTAACTGAAGCTGAAATTTTATCTAGATGTTCAGTGCTTCTCATTAACTTCATATCTCCTTTTGTCAGCATTTCGCAATCTAGCTCTCGATTGATAACAGTGCATAAAGTTTCAGAAAAACTAATACATAGTCTAGAAAAGACATCTAAAATGAAAATTTCTCTTGTTCCACCTATTTGTTGTTTTCTGAAAAGAATGGCATATGTTCCGGTTAATGATATTAACTTTTTCAAAAGCTCGGGTAAATTTGCAAGAGGACGATTCATATTTTGATATGTCTGTAACACCTCAATCATTCCTTCTAAAACACTGCGCTTCTGACCCTTTTGATCCTTCAATTCTTTGTTAAGAGCTTTTTTAGCTTTTCTTATGTCTACTTTTGTCACAACAGCCCTCATGGCAGATCTTTTGTAGGTTGCATAATCATCTGCAGTCTTTTTCTTCATTTCATGGAAGAATTTTTCTCTAATTACATCTTTAAAATTATTTCCCAGGTCTTTTGTTAATCTTCTAGCAGCTGCATGTCCACAGTTTACAGCAAACCTAACTGAAAACTCATGATTTTCATAGTCTTCTGACACATCTTCAGAAAACAACTTCTCCCAATCAGTTTTCCTCAGC